TCCTTTTGTAGGTAATATCTTACTGCCGCTAGGGCAAGATCTAAGCTTTGCTATTGCCCCGTCACCAGAAGTTGCAGTATTGATAAAAGTTCCATGCACACCGCCAACCTCTACGGTTCCTGATGATGGCTGGCTTATGTAACTAAAAAACAAAGGGCCACTTGCGTTAATTATTGAAGCTCTTACATTAAAAAACCAAGATTTAACCCTAATATCATGGTTTGCCTTACCTACTGTGTTGTAGTAAGGAAACAATGCCCCCATAGTTTGCGTTCCTAAATCAAGAAACCCGCCATCAGTAGCACAAACACCACCATCAAAAATATCAATTAAACCTTGATAAATCTGATGTGTCATAAAATAATGATTGTTTCTTCCAAGCTGTGGCACATGCCTAACACCAGATCTAAATATAACATCAGCTCCGACCGCAGATTGTGAAATGTAAACTGGTAATGTAAAGCCAGTACCAACATAGGTAAAATAACATCTACCAATATAAAGCTCTCGATCTTCTGTATCTGAACCGTTAAACAGTACACCTTGCAAGCTTGTTCCGTTAAACTCGATGATAGTTTTGTAATCATTCTCAAAAGTTATTTGGAAGCTTGGAACTTGAACTGTAATCTTTCCTGCATTAGCAGTATATTGGTATGTGCCGTCATTGAACATAACCTCATTGCCGTCACCAAGACCACTAACCAGACCCTTATCAGCAGTTAACCACGCCGTTTGCTTTGTTAATCCATCGTTTGTGTCGTCACCAACAATATAACCGTTAGTTGCTTCGTTAGATACGTAATACTTAGCCATTATAAAAATTCTCCGTTAAATGTTGGATCTGATGTGAAAAAGAAACCATTATTGTTTGTTGGTTCTGGTGGTTCTGGTGGCTCAGGCGTAATCAATTCTGATTGGTATGTTGGGTTTAATTCGTTATAAGTTGGTATTGCTGTGAAAGTAAAATCACCAGTTCGATTACCTTCATTTTCTGCACTACGGTTTAATGCTGTGATATTGCAAAAGTAATAGCGGTACTCATCAAGTAAAGGGTCTGTAATTCTAACCCATACTGTTGGTTGCCTAGCTGACATTAGCTCACCCATGTAATAACGCCTTAACGCTTGCTGTGAGCTTTTATTAATAACATCCTTAGCATCTAGCACACTAGCGCTTATTTCAACGTCATTACCTATTACAGATGTGTCAGTGTATATCCCGCTTGAGTCAGTGTTTGATGTTACTGTCCTAGGTGTGTTGTTCTCACTCCTAGTTTCTACAAAGCCAAGTTTGGTATATTCGAGTGGTGTTAAAGCGGTGGTAAGTGGGCTATCTGAGCCGCAACCTTCTACCCACGATAAAACCAAATCTCTACCTATACCAATTGGCTGGTTAGTGCATTGCGCCATTTTATAGCCCCTTTAAAACATTTAACTCATTATACATTATTTAAGCAGGCAATAAAAAAGCCCTGCTAAATAACAGGGCTTTTGTTTGCAATCGTTAGACTACTTTTTGGCTAAAGCTTTCTTGAAGTCAGCAACTTCTTTTTTAAGCTCTGCATTTTCTTTCTTAAGTTCGTTAAGTTCATCCTCTAAAGGATTCTTTTCGCTATCAGCAGCAGATGCAGCGCGAACACGGCCAACTAAAGAGTCTGGTAAAACATGATCGACAACTTTACCGTCATCATCTTTCACTTCAACCATTTTAACTTTAATCATTGAACCGCTTTTTAATTCGCCTGAGTCTTTGCCAATGTAAAGCATATTTTGTGTTTTAGACATTACATACTCCTTATTAAGCAACTGTACCAACAGCTAGACCCATCTGCTTCTTGAAGTCAGATTTAAGCTGGATAGCCTGAGCACACATATTTTTAAACACATACTCATCAGTAGTGTTAGCGCGGAATTGCAACACTTGAGCAAGTGGCATTGCGTCAAGGATTTCAACACATTCACTATCGCGCACAAGTGCAATGATTGTATTAACCGGTACGCTATCACTTGCAACGATACGGTCAACACCAGGCAATTGTAGCAACTCTTGCTCGATTGTTTTACGTAAAGCGCCTGTAGCAGTTGGAGTGCCAGTTGCTAGTGCATCTTGCTCTGATGCGATGTAGAACCAATCATCCCAGTTCATGTACACAGTGAAGCCAGATTTAAAGTTATCAGCATGACAGGCTTTAAGTGTACCAACAACAGCAGCCTTAATTTCTTTAGGCGTTGCTGATTGGATAGTGATACCGTGTGCAAATGTGTTGCGGTCAGGGTGGTTTAACATACCGTAAATTTTAGAGCCGCCGATGTTGATATTATCAAAGCCGTTTAAAGCCATATCTTCACGCTTTTCTAAAATGTGACGGTTTTTATTGCGCATGCCATTATCACGCATTAATCCGCCACCGTTGCCACGCATAAGCGTTTGCATTTGACGCCAGCCATAACTAACACTGTTATCAATGATTGGAATTGGCGTACCAGCGTACTCAATTACGTTTTGGTCAGTCTTAGCTTTGCCACGACCGTCCAATGTAACATTCACATCAGTTGAGTTATCGCTATATTTAGCGTAGTAATCAACCATAACGCCAATATCAACAGAGCGAGTAACAGCACTTGCTAAGTCGTCAAAAATACCTAGCATTGAGCGCTTGATATCAATACCACCAGCAGCCCATTGGCCAAATGAATCATGAGGCACCGTTGCGGCATTACCAGAGAATACGCTTGTTTCTTGCTGCCAACCTGCATCAGCATCAATGCCAAAGCGTTGACCCATCATGCGCTCGTTGTTGTTCCACGCTTGAATGTGGTTAATCATCAGCTTTTGCTGGTCAGCACTAAAGCCTACAGGCTTAATAGTTGAGCTGCCGTTAGCTGTAATAATCTTGTTAGATTTCATGTTTTAAGCTCCTATTAAGCTGGTTTTGTATACGCGTTAGCGATAACAATATCTAAAAATCCAGTTGCATCAGTGATGTTTTTAGCACCATCTACAAACGCTACAACTACGTCACCAGCTACAGCTGCTGCAATTTGACCGCTAGCATTAACTGTTAACTCAGCTTGGTCTGCATAGTTACCTAAAACTGCAATTGCTTGGTACTCTTGCTCAACCTCAAGACGGTATTGAATGCCAGTATCATCAGCTGCGTATGCTGTTTCAATGCTTGACTCTAATGAGCGAACATTAGATAAAAGCAATAATCGACCTGTGCCACTATCAGCAGTTACAACTTTACCAGTTGCAGCTTTGCGAACAAATGTGCCTGGCAAATAGGCGCCGGTTACTGGTAGGTTTAGTGTTTCTGGTTCGCGCTCAACTTGGCCGCGATAAATTGTGTTAGCCATGTGTTAACCCTCCAAGCCAGCGTTTAAATCAAGGTCTTTAAAACCTTCATCTTTTTTGTTTGATGCAGAAGAGCGTCCACTATGCTGTGAGCCGTAACCTTCCGCCACAAATTCAGCACTGTTAGCCGCTAAGAATGCTTTAGCTTTAGTTAGACCTAATGCTTTTGCATCTTCTGCGTCTAATCCTTTATTAAGCGCTGCAACTTGCTCAGCTACTTCATTAAGCTCTTTATCAGCGTTAGCTGTTAGTTGGTCTTGCAAAGGTTTAACAGCAGCGTTAACAGCCTGCTCAACGATTTGCGTTACATCTTCTTTAGTAAAATCCTCACTAGCATTTACGGCAAGCTTAGATTTCATTAGAGTTTTAAGCTCATCGTCTGAGACTTGGCTATTAGTAGCTAAGCCTAAAGCTTCGAGCATTTCACTACGATCCATAATTAGATCCTCATTTAGTTGGTTTACGTCAAATTCTTGACTATTGTAGCCTTTATCTGTGTCTGGTGCAAAAGCGTTAGCCTTTACAAATTTCTTAACTACTTTTTGCGCCTCACCAGACAGTATTACAGAGTCATTACTATCAATTTCATAACCTAACTGGTAATAATTACCACCGTCAGAGTCGTCAATATAAATGAAGTAATTATCATAAACCTCAACAACCCACTTGTATCGATCTCGCTGATTATCCTCGTTAACTTCATCATTTAATTGGCGTCTAATATCATCATGACTAAGCGCGATAATTCCTGCCAGCTTTTTAGCTGCATTCCACGCCTTTTTTATTCTGCTTCGCTTATCCTTACACTGTTTATCTAATGGCTCGTAATCATCAACATTAAACACTTGCACATCTTCACCGTTGAATCTCATTACAGTAGCATCGCCACCGGCAGGCTTTTCTGATTCGTGAAGCATAGCTAAGTGGTCGAATGACATATTGCGAGCAATCATCTTATAACCATCGCCGCTTTCGTTGTTAGCTTCGAAGGTTAACCCCGTGCTTACACCGATAGGCTCGCCACTATCTAGACGATTAGCAAAGTATTCACCCATATCAGATGCGCGCAGTTTCTTCTCGTCAATATCCGAATCGGCATACCAAACACCATCTTTGTTATAAGTGTTGGTAATTTTACCGCCAGAATAAAAATCAATACCATCAGGTGAGAATACAGACACGTTGCGCCCGTCATTGTCAGCAGGGTGCGTTAACGTCATAGGCATACCGTTTAAGGTTTTCATGCCTTTTGCGTTTTCATCTGCTGGGTATTTGATGTTATTCATAATTGAATTATCAACGGTAATAGGAATACCATTGATTTGATACTTGCCTTCCGACTTTTTAACAGTCGTCTTGCTCGTGTTTGTTGCTAGTATGATGCGCATAAAAAAGCCCCATGTGTTAGATAGGGCTATTGTATCACTTATTGTTAGCGTGTAAAAATGGGGTTAAGTTAAATAACTATCAACACCTTTAGGCTCGTTTTGTCTGATAAACATATTGTAGTTTGCTATTTCTTTCTCTAGCCTTTGCGCCTCCTTCGTTTCCCCCATCTCACTATGGGCTTTTGATTTGGCGCTAAGCTTTTTAACTTGCCGCCTATAGTAGCTAAGATTGATACTCATTAAACCCCTCTTTTTCTATCTCGCGCCAACCTGTGACACGGTTAATTGGAAATAGACCGCCGTTAGCATAAAAGCGGCCCATCTTGTAAGTGGCAACAATATAGCCAGCGTGTTGACCATCGTTACCGTTAAACTTGCATAGTAGTGGCGTGTTAGTTGGTATTTGCATTGCTATCCTTTTGCACAAGTAATTCCTTAGCAGCTTGCAGGCTTTCAATGGCGTTATCGTAGTCTGTAAGCTTATCTTTATGTCCACGCAAACCAGCGCATAGCATTTTCTTTATTGCATGGTCTGTTGCTGCACAGCCTGTATTGAACGCATCTAGGATGCGATAAACGTCAACTGTTGTTTTTGTGCCATCTAATCCTATTATTTCTCGGTGGTATTTACCGCCATCTTTCTCAATGTAATAAGGTGGCTTTTCATCTTCGCAACTATCCGGAATTTCCGGAAGGTTGGATTTAATAAGCTTCATGCTACCATCTTCGTTTTTACCGAATTTAGGCTCTTTATCTCGCTTAATCTCAAAGCGCTTTAACTCGCCTATTGCCATTATTTGCTGGTAGGTTAGTTTTCTTTTTAACTTTCTGTAGCCTCTTACGCTACTATCTAGGTCTTTATATTCATCCATAAAGAATAAATCATATCTACAAGACTCATCTTTAAACCACTCAAAATCAACACTTACATCAAACCCAAATAACCCAAACACTTCAACCGCATCATTATACTTCTGCTCGGTATCAAGCTCTGATGCTTCTATATAATCACCTTGCTTTATGGTGTTTAGTTGGAAGTCTTTTACCCCCACGGTAAACCACTCTGCTATATTCTTTAAATACTCAGCATCGCGCTGACCACCACCAGCAAAACACACCGCACCTTCTTGCCATTCAATACTCATATCACTCTACCCCTATATTAAAATCATCTGCCATCGCAGAAAGTAAGCCGCATATTTCATTCTGAACAATAGCTCTAACATTGTCGCGACTGTCGCAGCACTCAGCGCCACTTAACCAAGATATTAATTCATCCTTCACACTATCCATACTCATCACATCTTCCATAACATTATCAAGCGAGATAAAAGCCTCTTTGCTTTTCCATGTGCTGCGGTCGTATTGTACTTGGTTATTTAAAACCAACTCAGCAGCGCCGTGAATCCAATCAACGCGATTAATATTCATTGCAGCCTGTGCCGCTTCTTTTGCTTTTATTGTTTGCATTTACAATCTCCATTTAATTATCTGTGACTAAATATAATATTAAACAAAACACTTTACAAGTTTTATTTTTATAGTTATTGTTAGTGTGAAATTAATTATCGGAGATAGAAAATGGCTATTGCACAAACATTAACATCAGAAGAAGAATTTGAAATGCAGCAGATTGTGAAAAACAACGGCGATAACTTGGTTTTAGGTTGCGAGGAATCAAAGTGTAAAGAGTGGCCCTGTGTAAATGACGAAGTTTTAACGAGTGACGGTAATGGCGTGGTTAGATTACTACCAGACTCAAAAGGTTATTATGTGGTTTCCGTTAATGGTGAGTATTACCA